CCAGTAGGTCCCGTTCAATGGGGAACCATCAAAGAAACTCGCGAAGCAATGAGGAAGTATGAAGGCGTAGAAAATATGAAAATCTACGGTCATACTAATTATAATTATTCTTATATTGCAGAGACTTATACTGAATCAATAGATTACAATTTAGAACATCTCAAAATAATGTTTATTGATATTGAGGTTGGTTCAGAACATGGTTTTCCAAATCCAGAAAATGCCTTTGAAGAAGTTACCGCAATTACAATCAAAATAAATGATGATATTCAGGTGTGGGGTTGTTCTGACTTTAAGAATACTCAAGAAAATATCACATATAATAAATGTGGAGATGAACGACAATTATTAGAGCAATTTGTAATGTATTGGCAACAGAATTGTCCTCATGTAATTACTGGCTGGAATACTAAATCTTTTGATACTCCATATTTGGTTAATCGAATTCGTAGAGAACTCGGTGAATCATGGGTGAAGAAACTCTCGCCGTGGGGATTTGTCAAAGAACAAAAGATTTTCGGTATGGGTGGTAAGGAAGTTCAGACTTATGAAATATACGGTGTGTCTGAGATTGACTACATGGATGCTTATAAGAAATTTACTTATACCAATCAAGAGTCTTATCGATTAGATCATATTGCGCATGTTGAATTAGGAGAAAATAAATTAGATTATTCTGAAGTAAACACATTACATGAATTATACAGAACAGATTATCAAAAGTTTATCGAATACAATATTCAAGATGTATTACTAGTAGACCGTCTTGAAAATAAGATGAAACTTTTAGAGATGATTATTTCTCTAGCATATTTGTCAAAGTGTAATTATACAGATGTGTTTGCACAGACAAGAATGTGGGATTGTATTATTTACAACCATCTCTTGAAGGAAAAAGTTGTGATTCCTCAAAAGAGTAAACAACGTAAAGGTGATGCATATGAGGGCGCCTATGTAAAAGCACCACAAAAAGGTAGACATAAGTGGATAGTTAGTTTTGACTTGAATAGTTTGTATCCACATTTGATTATGCAGTACAACATTTCTCCTGAAACTATTCTTGGTACATGGCAGGATGATATTGGCGTAGAAGGATTACTGAATAAAGAATTCGATACAAGTGTTTGGAAAGAAAAGAATGTAACAGTTACTCCGAATGGGTCGGTTTATCGCAAAGATAAACAGGGGTTTCTTCCTAAATTAATGGAAAGTATGTATAATGATAGAGTTACATACAAGCAGTTGATGTTAGAAGAACAGAAAAAGGGAAGAAACGCTGACCCCAATAAATTATCACAGTATTACAATTATCAACAGAACTTAAAGATCGCACTTAACTCTGCTTATGGAGCTATGGGTAATCAATGGTTTCGTTATTATGATGAACGAAATGCTGAAGCAGTTTCTGTTGCTGGTCAATTGTCTGTTCAATGGGCAGAAAATGCGGTGAATAATTACTTAAACACTACATTAGGTACTGTGAATAAGGATTATATCGTTGCTATGGATACTGATTCTTTATATGTGTGTCTTGGTGATCTTGTTTCCAAGATTGGTATTACTGATGATGAAAAAATTGTTGATTTCTTAGACAAAGCATGTGGAAGAATTGAAGGGGTTATTGAAGAATCATATAAAGAATTGGCTGAGTATGTAAATGCCTATCAACAAAAGATGGTCATGAAACGTGAGGTCATTGCTGATACAGGTATTTGGACAGCAAAGAAACATTATATTCTGAACGTTCATGATTCTGAGGGGGTTCGATATGAAGAACCTAAATTAAAGATTGTGGGTATTGAAGCTATTAAGAGTTCTACACCGCAAGCTTGTAGAGAGTCATTGAAAGCTATTTTCAATATTATTATTTCAGGTACAGAAGATGAGGTGATTAGTTATATTGAAAAGTTTAAAGAGAAGTTTTTTAGTTTAGATATGGAAAAGATTGCATTTCCAAGATCAGTTAATGGACTAAAAAAATACAAAGATCCCGCTAGCATTTACACAAAGGGTACTCCAATTCATGTAAAGGGTTCATTGATTTATAATTACATGCTGAGATCAAAGAAACTTACAAAAAAATATCCTATAATTCAAGAAGGAGAAAAGGTAAAGTTTGTTTATCTTAAAGACCCAAATCCAGCGGGGGATAAGGTAATTTCCATATTAAATAATTTACCTAAAGAATTTGAATTGGAAAAATATATAGATTATGATACACAATTCAACAAAGCTTTTGTTGAACCACTGAAGGGTGTATTAGATGTAATAGGGTGGGACACGGAACGTCGTTCAAGTCTTGACAATTTCTTTATTTAGTGTATAATAGAAGTAGTATATGTAAAAGGTAATATGGCAGGAAGTATAAGAGTAAAGTATGCACAAAAGACATACAAACAACGAAAAGTAGATTCTATAGAAGAATTCAGAAATTTAAATCATTCTGTAGATATCATTCTAGAATCGATGTCTTATATGACTTTTGAAACTCAAAAAGACGCGGGTAGGTTCGCATCATCCATGATTGATAAAGGATATCATATCATAGAAATAACGGATGACTATAAAAAATAAATATGAGTCATGGACTGTAGAAGAACTAGAATCTATATTAGATATGTCTATCTATGAAAGAGATCATTCTGCTGAAACGTATTCTGACCGAGCAGATTTGAATAAAGAAATACAATTAATTAAAAGTGAAATTAAAAGAAGGGAAAAAAGTGAGTGATTATTTTGATGGTTTGTTAAAAGCAACCGGTAATGAATTTGGTACAAAAGTTTCAGATGGAATTGAAGCGGGTGATGTTTCCGGTTTTGTGGACACTGGAAGTTATATTTTAAACGCATTAGTTTCAGGAGATATTTATGGTGGAATCCCTTCTAATAAGATTACAGCTTTGGCGGGCGAGACAGCAACAGGAAAAACCTTTTTTGTCTTGGGCATTGTCAAACAGTTTCTTGCAGACAATCCTAGCGGCGGTGTTCTGTATTTTGAGTCTGAGTCTGCTCTAACTAAGCAAATGATAGAAGACAGGGGAATTGATTCTTCACGAATGATAATTCTCCCTGTCACCACGATTCAAGAATTTACACATCAAGCATTAAAAGTAGTACAAAGTCATGGAGAAGGACAAGAAGAACGTCCATTGTTGATGTGCTTAGATTCTCTTGGTATGCTATCTACTACTAAAGAAGTAACCGATATTTCCGATGGTAAAGAAACCAAAGATATGACGCGAGCACAATTAGTCAAAGGTGCTTTCAGAGTATTGACATTGAAACTTGGTAAGGCGGGAATTCCATTATTAGTTACTAACCACACATACAAACAAATGGGCACAATGTTTCCAACTTCTGTAATGGGGGGAGGAAGTGGTTTGCAATATGCCGCTTCAACTATTATATTCCTTTCCAAGAGAAAAGAAAAAGAAGGAACTGATGTTGTAGGAAATATAATTCATTGTAAAAATTTCAAATCTAGATTGACTAAGGAGAACAAAATGGTTGATGTTCTCTTACGATATGATCAAGGATTGAATAGGTATTACGGACTCATTGAGTTGGCAGAAGACGCGGGAATCTTCACCAAAGTATCTACAAGATATGAGATGCCGGATGGTTCTAAAGTATTTGGTAAAGCAATTTTAAATGATCCTGAAAAGTATTTTACACCAGAAATTCTTGATAAATTAAATGCACATGCAAAGACGGTGTTTTTGTATGGTGGATTTGATAAAGGAGAGGTGGTTGAAGAAGAAACCGTTGATGAAAAAATTGAGGTAAAATGAGTTATAATTTTTTTGAAGCACAGGAAAAACCATATCAAGAATGTACAAATCCGAATGATCCAGAAGATAAATCATTATGTGTTCTTGTTCAAGATGGTTCAAAATTTCATGGTGCTATAGTTAGATATACTACATTCAAATTAGTAGAACAAGAATTAACGGGTGATGATATAGCTTGTCAATATGAATATGAAATTGAGGTGCCTCCACATGACATAAAACATGAAATTACAGAAGAAGAAGGTAAGGAATTTGAGAAAAAATTGGGCGAATGGGTAATAGAAATTATACAAACACAAATGGATAAACATGCAACAGCGGATAGAGACACTAATACTTAAAAATCTAATACATAACGATGAATATTCACGAAAAGTATTACCGTTCCTAAAAAATGATTATTTTATGGAACATGTAGATAAACTACTGTATACACAAGTGAGTTCTTTTATTAATAAATATAATAGTTTACCTACCAAAGAAGCATTGATTATTGAGTTGGATAGTACTCCATTGAAAGATGAGGAATTTGAAAATGTAACAGAGCTTTTAGAATATTTGGAGGGACAAAAAAATGAACAATCGGATATTACATGGTTATTGGAAACAACCGAGAAATTCTGTCAAGACAAAGCAATCTATAACGCCGTTGTCGAGTCAATTAAAATATTGGATGAACCCGAAAAATCTAACGAAGACAAGGGTGCTATTCCTGAGTTGCTTACCGATGCTCTTTCTGTTAGTTTTGATCCTCATGTTGGCCATGATTACCTTTTGGACTCTGATGATCGGTATGATTTTTATCATAAAGTTGAAAATAAAATACCGTTTGATCTCGAATACTTTAATAAAATAACAGGAGGTGGTCTATCTTCTAAAACGTTGAATATTGCAATGGCCGGAACAGGTGTTGGTAAATCCTTGTTTATGTGTCATTTTTCTTCTAATTGTATATCACAAGGTCAGAATGTACTATACATTACCTTGGAAATGGCAGAGGAACGAATCGCAGAAAGAATTGATGCAAATTTGTTGAATATTGATCTTGGTGATTTAAAAAGTCTCCCAAAATCAATGTATGATAAGAAAATTGACGATTTGAAGAATAAAATAAAAGGTAGATTGATTGTAAAAGAATACCCCACGGCAGCAGCTAGTACAAATCATTTTAGAGCATTATTGAATGAATTGAATCTCAAGAGAAATTTTAAACCAGATATCATTTTTATTGATTACATTAATATATGTTCTTCATCTAGAATTAAGCCTGGACAGTATACAAATTCGTACAGTTATATCAAGTCGATTGCAGAAGAACTTAGAGGATTGGCAGTAGAATTTAAAGTACCAATCATGTCAGCAACCCAAACAAATAGACAAGGATTTCAAAATACTGACGTAGGATTAGAAGACACAAGTGAAAGTTTTGGACTTCCAGCAACTGCTGACTTCATGTTTGCAATTATTAGTAATGATAAATTAGAAGAAGCCAATCAAATATTGGTTAAACAGTTAAAGAATCGTTATGGTGATCCAACTGTCAATAAGAAATTTTTGGTTGGAATAGATAGAGCAAAAATGAAACTTATTGATTTGGGAGATGAATCTCAATCTGATTTGGTGGATACTGGTAGAGTTGAAAAAGATGATACTCCATCATTTGATATAGCTACCGGTGGAAGAATGAAAAACAAAAAAGATTTTGGGGAGTTTAAGTTTGAATGAAGATAAAGTTGTAAGCCTTGAAAAATATAGGAAAGAAAAAAACAAAATAGCCCCCACGCTCAAGGCTTTTCTGCCTGATGGGTATTACATTCTCCCTGAAATGGGGATAATGATCCATGTCCTATTTGTTACGGACAATAGCATACATTATGATGAAGAAGAGGTCTACGTAATGGAAGACCAGTACGGCAATTTCTTTGCTGATGCAGTCGAGGAAGAAACCTGTGAGGGATGGGAAGAGCTTGACGAAGAAGTGTTTATGACTGCTGTAGAACAAAATATACCACCATCACCCTGGGATCAATAGTGGGGTAACTTAGTATTATAAATATATCAGTAAAGTGTATTTTAATTTAAGGGGAAAAAGTGCTTGATTTTAGAGATTATTTAATAGAAGAGATTCTTAATGAAATGAGTATCTATGACGCAAAATATCCTATTGGTACTCAATTTTCACCTTCTGGTGGACATATAGATAAACTCAATGAAAAAGGAATGCCCGTTAAGGCCAATAGTTTATTGACTAAGGTTGCTGAAACTGATGGGGCAATAGAGGTTACACTTACTAAAAGTCCAACAGTCGAAGCATGGATAGAATTAGACAATATAGTTTATCATGTTACCGGATCAAGGGATGGGGTATCAGAAAAATTTATCAAAAGAACTGATGGTGGGGGAATTAATTGGAATGCAAAAACTATTGAAACTGCCCAATGTCTAGGTGTATTTTTGGATGGAGAAGATTTATTAGCAAGAATATCGAATGAAAATGCTACACCTGATGATGATCTAAAAGTAGTAGATGAAATTATTAAAGGATTGAATGGATCACATGATTATGAAACAGCCGGAGTTACAGAAATAGTTTCAGTTCTCGGTAATCCCAAATTTAGAAATCCTTATGATTTAGCTCAAACTTGTTATCTCGCTAGTGGGATGACTACTTTTGTGAAAGCTATAGGTGGAAAATTTGAATATATTATTCATGGAAGTATTACTGATTATTATACCGCAGAGAAAAGTAACGACCAAATAGAGAAAACAGGATCAAAATTCCCTACACCAGACATGGTACTATGTAATAAAAATGCGAGCATAGTAATTTCAGAATTAGCAAAAAAGAAAGTAACATTTGAAGAAGATGGTGCTGTGGGGGTCAAAGGTATTTGTAGTTTTGAAGGTAGTTCCACTACAAAGTTTATCTTAGTTTCATTAAAGAAAGCTAAAGGTGATGCACAATTAGGGAAAATCTTTAAAGCAATGAAAGTTAGATATGGTCTTGATTCTTTTGAAGATATGCTCAATACCGCATTAACAGAGGGGTGGTTCAGAGATGCATTAGGTAAGGCTAAAGGAGTTGTTTCTAAGGTGTGGGACCATTTAAAGGTTGCATTTGCTAAAGTAATCGGATTATTGACACAATTTACTAAAAAGTCCGAAACTGCAATGTTATCAAGAGGAAACGAAAATCTCGGCAAGGATCTTTCAGATTTATTTAAAGAATCCGGAATTAAAGTTTCTATATCCGAAGAAGTATTAATGGAAAAGGGAAATCCGGCTCCAGTTATTGCCAGACTTCCTATTGCAGATTTACAGAAAATGGGTGATAATATCGATAAACACCTTAAAGCATTTAAAGCCACATCGAAGAACTCAGATCATGTTGCTGTTGCTGGAAAAATAGGAATTTTAAAGGCTACTACAAAAATGACGCCAGCTGATCGTATTAAATTATTTTCAAATTGGATAACTATCAGAACACTTGAAGATATGTTTAAGGGTGGAACAATTGCTGATGCAAAAGTCGTTGCAAAGGAATTAGTAGAACTACAAAAAGAAATGTTTTTTGGGGCAACTGATTTACCAGTATGGAAAGTTTATGGGGCAAGCACCCCAACAGACAAGTCAACTTTTACTTATTTGGGTAGTGGTAAGAAATTTATTGAAGATAGATTGACGTATATTAACGCAAGTCAAGTTCCTTTGATTGGAGTTGAAGCTTCAGATCAAGGTGGAAAATATTATACAATGTATAGTTCTTTTTGTATGGGAATAGAAACTGATGGAGAGTTAAATTATAGTTTAAATAGAATGGGTACTAATAAAGGTGGCGGGCAAATGTCTTATGTTGTTGAAGGATATTCCATTGTCGATGCCGATTTTTTTAAAAAACACTATTACGATTGATATATGTTTGCATTTTCTAATTTTTTAACAGAACAAAAGAACCTTCACATGGAACACCTTGAAGATGAGGTATTAAATGGTGGAGTAGAAGGAACAAGAGGAGCAATAAACTTCCTTCAAGGATTAAGAGATATGCTAGCAGGTAACGGCAGTTCATCCGTGAATGTAACCGTAAAATGGGACGGAGCACCTGCAGTGTTTGCTGGCATTAATCCAGAGAATGATCAATTTTTCGTTGGAACTAAGGGGGTATTTGCTAAGACAGGTGGTAAATTAAACTATACTGAGGCAGATATTGATGAGAATCACCCAGGCGGAGGTGCATCAAGCCTCAACAATAAATTAAAGGTATCTCTCAGAGAGTTGTCTAAGGTAAACATAAAAGGTATTTTACAGGGTGATTTTATGTTTGTGCCTGAAATGTTAGAAAAGGTGACAATAGATGGGGAATCATACATAACTTTTCAACCGAATACGATAGTTTATGCAATTCCAGTAAAATCTCAATTGGCTGCCAAGATCCTGTCTTCTAGTATGGGGATCGTATGGCACACTACTTATAGTGGTAATACAATAGAAGATATGAAGGCGTCATTTGGGGTATCGGCTGGAGCATTTCAAGAAACTGGTTCAGTATGGCAAGCAG